TTCACGTAAAACTCTATTTCTAATTGCTGGAAGTGCTTGTCTAGCTCGCTGGAGATAAGCTTTAACAATTCTAGACTTCCAATCTGGTGAATACTTAGAGGATTTAGCCTGGTCAAATAAGGACTGAATACCACCAAGGTATCTCTTATCTGAACCAAGAACTTCATCTACTCCCTGGAAAATGTCTCGGACAATGTTCCTCTTTTGGTAATCGTCCAATTTGATTCCGTCCAACTCCTTATTAATGGAGTTCTTCATAGAATGATTAACTACTTCTGTAATAGAACCTTTGAACTCGCCCATACGAGTATTATCAAACTCTTGTCTTTCCCTTTCAAACTGTTCTTGTTCCTTTGTCTTAGCAACCGGCTTCTTTCTCTCTTCTAGCGGAGCTTTAATATCCTGTGTATCAAACCAATAGTTATGAGCATGAATAGCTACTGCCGCAAGATTCTTATTACCTGACTTCATAGCATCTGCATACATTGACATTAAAGCCCTCTTCATTGGCTTCAACATCACTTCGCCATATAATTGTGGATTCAACTTACCGATTGACTCTAAGATAGTATGAGAAAAATCTTCAAATGCTTCTTCGTTTGTATTCTTAACTGCTTTAAGAAAGTTTGAAGTCTTATCTACATCTCCAGAAGCAATGTCCTTATACATCATCTCTAAGAAGCCGGCATTTTTAGCGGCAACCTTAGCATCTTCTGGAGTAGCAAATACTTCTCCAAACTCCTTATCTCGCTCTAAAGCTTCTCGTAAACCAGGGATTTTCTTAAATAAATCTGGCGCAACTTTCTTAACAGCTTTAGTTAAGTCAGATAAATCTAAGTCTCCTTGGTCTACATCTTTATCCCCAGACCCATCAGACTCTTCATCATCGGACTCTTCATCTTCTTCTTCATCTGCATTTTCTTCATCGGCTTCTTGTTCTTCTTCATCTTCATCGGAAACTTCCTCGGAATCTCCTTCTTCTCCATCTTCTCCGTCTCCTGCATCACTGGGAATCTCATCGCCATCATCATCTCCATTCAAAATATCTTTATCTGTTGGTCCGATTGGTTCAACATCACCTACAGAACCAGCAGAAGGCATACCAGTAACATCGTTCGGGGAATAGAAAACATTGAAGTGCTTAAACATTATCCACCTAATCCTGTTGAAAGCGTTGGAGGTTCTTGACCTTGAGGTGTTTCATTGGGAGTTTGTGTTCTCATTTGCAACATCATCTGATGTGCTTTCCAATGTAACACTACGTTTTGATAACCACCTGGGTTTTCGTTCTTAGCCTTTTGACCTTTGGAACTGTTTAACCAAACTTTACAAACTTCCATCTCTACCATGTGGTCATCAAACTCTTCAGGAGCAATAGAAGATTCCATTCCTAATGGAGAGTTTGGAGACGGTTGCGGTTGCCCTTCCATGAGTAGAGAAATTTCCCGATACTGTTTGGTTCTATCATTAATACCGGGAATGTAGAGTTCTGGAATACCGAGAGCTTTCTTAACCAACTCGTTATTCTGAGGATGGGTAATAAGAGCCATAACCATTGGGTCTTTAACTTGCATTAAGCCCATTAAGGTATCTTTAATTTGACCTGAAGAGACTGGTAAGAGTTCAGAGAACTCAGGTTCACAAGAACCGACATCTCCACGCTTCAATGCCATATGGTCAACAGTAGTAGACTGATAACCGGCAGCAGTCTTATCTACAACCTTCTCATCATATTCTAATAGATTGGCATACTCTCTAACTGCTTTATCTAATACATCAGCCCACAGGAATGAAGCAATAGTGGAAATAGTGCCAAGCCTTTGAAGAGCCTGATTCTGAGATTTTGTATATTCTGTCGCTGTAGAACTGCCAGGAACGGCACCACCATATACAGTAGGAAAATCACCAGTAACAAATTCAGCCAGATTCTTATATTTAGCAGTAAGACCTGCAATTTCAGGAGATAAAGTTGCAGTCTTAGTTTCATAGAAGTTATCTCCAATATTCTTACCAGGTTCCTTAAATGCCTGTGTAACATTACCAGGCTTGGCTTGATTATCGGAGTATTTGTTGAAATCAATGGCATCTGAAGCGATAAATAGCTCAGAAATACCATGTTCCATCGTCTGTAATTCAAGTTCATCAATTTCTGCATTAATGTCTTGAATCATTGCAAGATTAGTGCCTAAAGGTTCGGCATGTATAGAAGAAGAACGTGGGTCTAATCCAATCGTCCAATGCTCATCTAAATTTTCACCATTGATTTCAACAGGTTCATTACCAATATAGATAACATAGCAACCTTCTGGATACTTCTTCTTAATTTGGTCAACAATATCTCTATTTACCGAGTCGGCTTTACCAGTTACTAACTCAAACTGCCAAGGTCTATACCAAACACACTTAACTACTGCTGTATTCTGTGGTTGATTGTTAAGATAGACAGAAGGATAGCGAATAGTAGAGTCTACTGACGTATCAGCAGTAGATGAAGCTACATCTTCTACTAGAGGTTCCTCTCCATTAGGACCAGGAACACAAAAGATAGAGCGAAGTGAAGCTATTGATTGGTCAAACTTGAGGATTAGGAAGCCTACATGCTCTTGAGTACGAGCAGAGTATGGAACTTTGACGTTTAATACACCAAACGGGTCAATAACAATGCGGGATTTTTCTTTATCTACCTGAATAGGAACAGAAACTTGAACTGTTTGTGGAGTTACTTCTGTAGTGATAGTTTGTCCACAGGACTGGCAGGGAATATTGGAGACTGGCTCCATTCCACCTTCACCAAAATCATAACCACAGGTAGGGCAGGAATGATTATATGAAGTTTGCTCTTCTAAAGCTGATTCTTCTACTTGATAAAAGCCAAACTTCTTATCTTTCTTAGCATAGGTATAAACAAATGGCGTGCCTTGATTGAAGAAGATAGAGAGAATCTTAATATAGAGCAGCTTAGCTTTGTTATGCTTCTGTATAATCTTAGCTAATGCAGAGAAATTCTCAGATTTATCAATATCGTCAGCATTGTCAGCATCAGTAGGAAAGAAAAGAACAGAAGGTACACCAACGGAAAGAGCAGCAATAATAGACTCACCGTGCGGACGATAGATATTAATAATCCGAGGAGGAACTCCGTCAGCTTCTTTTTCATCCCAATCAGGTATTGCCCAATCAGCAGAAGTATCATCCCAAAATAAAGTTACAATATTATTGAAGTAGAGTTCTAATCTTTTAGCTTTTCTTATCCAAGAGTAATGAACAGCCTCATCTTCTCTCTCACAAAGAGAAAGTAGAGTAGTAAGGACTGCTTTATAATCATCCGGAATAGCTGTAGGTTGCTTGGGTTTCTCTTGTTCAGAACTACCCAAGACATGCATATCCGTTTGTTCAGTAGCTTGTTCAGTAGGAGGAATCATTCAACTACTACTTTCTCATACTGAGATTCTTCTTTTGTTGGAACGGCGGCATGTTTTTCTCTCATTGCCATTACACGTTCCCTAACTCTAGTATGAATAGATTTGTAACCTCTATTCGATACAAAGTCTGACTCTACTCTTACTCGCTCAGGCTTGTCATCTCTCATCTGAGCTTTTAACTCTGCAATTTCATCTTGAAGGTAAGTAATAAATTCATCTTTAGAGTTAATGATAGCGGCGAAAGCCTCTGCGTCTAAATGATATACTACTCTTTTGGTGGCCCTGCTTGCTTTCCAAGAACTCCATTTTTCTGTAAAAAGAAGTTTGGTCGCCACCAGAAAGTTGACTAAGTGCCTCTTCAGATTTTGCAGCATGTTCTACTTCTCTTGCATGTTGTAATTGATATTCTCTTATACCGGATAGAAGTATTCGAGTGCAATCATAAGGGTCATCCCCATCAAACTCTTTAACATCTTCTGCCTTCTTACCCTCTTCAGGAGAATCCTCATATACACAAGCCGGTATAGTTTCAATCAGTAGTGGACATGTATCGAAAATCTGTAGTTTTGGAAGATTAGTTTCTTCCTTTTCTTTCTCAAACATTTTAACATAATCAACATATGCGGTCTGTCCATATAAACGGAAAATCTTATCAGCATATCCTTTATCAAACTCTCCACCATATAACCTAGCCGGATTTTCTTTAGGCTGCCATCTTAAATACTCATGAAGAGTTAACTTACCGTTTAGTCTATTCTTTTCCCCTAACTCAATCTGGCAGCGGAAGTTATTTTTCCTTAGAGCTTTTGTTAGCTGGTCATAAATAGTAAATGGTTCTCCACGATTCTGGTCTGCTGAATGGCAAATTCTAACTTTAGATAAAGCTTCTCTTTCAGCCGGCTCAGTTAAATTGATAAGGTCAGTAAGGTAATCAACAATCTTCTTTTCTTTGAAAGCATACTCTCTATAAATAAATACTCTGCCAGTGGGAGATAAAGCCGCCCAATAGATAACTGTGTAAGCAGCATAGCCCCAATCAATCCCAATGAAGCGAGGCCAGTAAGAAGGTATATCAAACGGTTTAATAACATGGCACGCATTACCAGGCTCATCTGATAATGGTTCAAGCCTGAACTCCTTAAAAACTTGACCTTCGTATGTATCCCAATCGCCATATAATTTTGCCTTTTTCTCAGCCTCTGTCATCGACATTAGCTGCTGAATATACTGAGGATTATTTGCTAATAGAGCCGGGTTATCTTGAATCCTAGCCGGAATAAATAATCTCTTTAATCCTGTCTTTGAGTCTATAAGAATCTTATATCCTTCTTTGAACGGTTTAACAAATCTGTTCTTAAAGTAAGCGTGTCCTACATTTCCTGGATTAGTTCCGCTTCTTGCTATTGCTGGTAAATCGGCACATCTAGAACGAAGCCGGGACATAACAAGATAGCTGTACTGAAACTCGGTAAAGTGTGTTGCTTCATCATAAGAAATGAGATTGTATTGGTCAGAGTCGAACTTACGAATATCATCTTCTTTGTCTGCGCCGCCGTAGTATTGGACTGCTCCCGATGGAAATGTCCATTTCTTTTTAGTTTCATTGAATACTGCCCCTAAACTTGGATATATTTCTTTAGAACGTGATATTAATTCTGTTTCTAATTGCTTTAGATTCCGTCGAAGAATGATACCTTTGTAAAGCGGATGCTCGTGAAACTGATATATCAAGGGTAACCAAATGATTAACTCTGTCTTTCCGGCTCCTGCTGCTCCGCCATATAAGGCTTCCTTGACACTCCAGGGAATCGAGATAAAGTCATTCTGTTTCTTCGTCGGGTTAAACTCCCGCTCGACAACCGAATTGACTTGGATGCCGCTAGTCTGCATTTAGTTCAAGAGCGTGCCATTAGGTTGGCACTCTTACCTG